AAGATATAAATAATATGTCTTTATTTGGTGCAAATGATGAATTTAGTACATACGATATATTCACATATAAAGGTAGCTACAATTGTAGACATGCTTGGCAACAAAAATTCTTCAAACGTATAGATGAAGAAAATAATAGAGCAAAGAAAAACCCAATATTAGAAGAAATATTAGGTGGTCCTAGAGCTCAAAGTGCTGGTCAAGTAAATCCTAAAGCAAGAACACAAGCTGAAGTAGAGGCAGGTGTACCTGAAGGTCAATTCCAATTTAGTGCTGTAGAAGACAAATACGAATTAGCAGGACCATTAATGGTACCAGATCAATTAATACCTAGATTTGATGAAAATGGAGATAAATACTATGTTTTCTTTGATAAAGATGGTATTAAAAAATTATCATACAAATTAATGCGTAATAAATTAATTGATAGTGTAAACATTGAACATGATAAAGATAGAAAAGTTGCTGACTTAACATTAGTTGAATCATGGCTAGTAGCTGATTCAGATAAAGATAAATCAAATAAATACGGATACAGTTTACCAGTAGGTAGTTGGTTTGGTGTTTATAAAGTCAACAATAAAGAAGTATGGGACAAATATATTAAGACAGGTGCTGTTAAAGGCTTTAGTGTCGAAGGTATATTTGCAGATAAAACAATATTAGCTAAAAAACAAGAATATGCCTTTACCAAATCCTAAACCTAGAGAAGACAAAGATAAATTCCTAAGTAGATGCATCACGTCAGATATAATGCGTGATGAATTCCCTGATGGTAAACAACGTTTTGTTGTTTGTCTTCAACAATGGGAAGATAGAAATAAGTAGATATTTATTTGCATACAAGTTAGATAGTCCATTGTCTATATTGTATTTTATTGTAAATATTTTTATATATTTTTTTTCTTAGGAAAGTGTAGCGTTTGGGAACCTCCCGCTACGCTTTTCTTTTTCTAGTTTCTACTTTATCTGTTAATCTAGTATTATATCTAGGATATTCTCCAAATGCTGCTTTATGTTGATCTAATAGATGTTTTTCTTTAGCTTTACGTTCATCATAATCTTGAATGTATTCTAGTATTTCAAATGATAAATGTTTTCTATCAATAACACCTAATGCTAAATCCTTTTGTATAGGTTGTTGCCATTGTCCTTTATTTACATGTTCTGCTTTCTTAATGTGTTTAGAAAAATGGGCTGTTCTACGTTGTATAGGTTTAGTTGATTCACCTATATAAACGATATCTTCTTTATAATAGATAGCATATACACCTGCTGGTTCCGTTTTATGATATTCTCTTAGGTATTCTGCTTTTTTATCTCTAAAATAAGGTAATTGCCATTTGACAACGTGTTCTTTTTGTGATTGTTTTTTCTTACAGGAATGACATTTGTATGAACCATTTCTATACATTGATAGATAACAGTTTACACCTGGGTTAAGTTGTACTTCACAGTCAACACAGAATTTTGGATACGATCCTCGTGGGTTAATTTTTACACTCATAATATTGTATTTTATTGTTTTATTATACGTATGGCAATATACAAAACTACCAACAGGGTTCCAACAGATTTTCAATAAGTTTTTATACTGATATATTTATGTGTGAAGTGCACAGTGCACTTATTTTATTAATCAACAATAACAATTTATTATTATGACTAAAGAAGACTTAAAAGAGTTAGTAAAACAACACTTTAGTTTAGTCGAAATTGACGTTGAGAAATTCGATAAAGCGATGCTAGAAGATGGATCAGAAGTATCTAATCAGAAAAGCGGGAAATTTGCTATCGGTGATGTATTATTCATCAAAGATAAAGAAGGTAAATTTGTTCCTGCTCCTGAAGGAGAACATGTATCTAAATCTGGTATTCAATTTATTCTAGACAAAGACTCTAAAATCGTAGGTCTTAAATATCCAGACGCTAAAGGTGAAGGTTCGGCTGATCTTAAAAAAGATGAAGAAATGGCTGAGCTAATGAATCCTTCAGACGAAAAGAAAATTGAGAAAGGCGATCAAGCAGACGAAGGTGCATTTGCTTCAGACGACAAAGACAAGATGGATGCAAGAACCGATGCTGAAGAAGAGGGCTATCTAGACGGAATTAGAGACGAAAAGGAAGACTTAATTGAGGCAGGCGGATTCAAGCTTGAAGACGTTGTTGAAGTAATTGGAGAAGTAGTTGAAGCAAAAGTTGAGGAATTAAAAGACAAAATGAAAAAGATGGATGAGAAAATGAAATCTATCGAAGAAAAAATGTCAGCATTTAATTCTGAACCAGCTGCAGAGAAGACTGTTCCAAGTATCAAGTTCTCAGCTCAAAGCGAGGGAACAAGCAAAGCAGACAAGAGATATAACATGATGTTAAAAAGATTGTCTAATAAATAATTATAATTAATCTAAAACTTTAAAAACTAAAAATTATGGGTTTAAATGTATCAGCGTTGAATGATTTCAACAACGAAGTTGCAGGAAAAGTTTTACTTCAGACTATTTACAAAGGTAACACTGCCGAGTATGTAAGTATTCAAGAAGGGATTAAATATCAAGAACCATTAAACAAAATAGCTGTTCATCCTTATTTCCAAGGTGGTGATTCAGTTACTTCGCCTTCTGGTTCAGCGGTCTTTACTCAAAGAAACATTACTGTAACAAAGAGAACTGCTTATGATTCTTGGAATCTACAGACTCTTACTCAGAAATACTTAGGTATTTCAGCTTTACCTGAAGGATCTTACGAAGAGACTTTCAGTTTATTAAACGACTTAACTACTGAATTAGTAGCTAAGGCACAACAAGAAAACGATAACTTTATTTGGAACGCACAGTCAGGTTCAGTATTTCCTGGATCAACTGTAACAGCTGAAGCTGATGGATTCAAATATTTGATATCAGGATCTACTTCTAACGTAAATGTTCCTTCTGGAACAGGTGCTACTGCAATCACAGGTTCAACTGCATACGATCAGTTAACTGATATGATTTCTAGCATTAACGCAGACGTAGCAGATGCTCCAGATTTAACTTTCTTCTGTGGTATTTCTGTATTCCAAAGAATTATCAATGGATTGACAACTCAAAACTTATTCCACTTTGACCCAACAACTGTGAAGTCAAGAGGCGGATACTATGAGGTGCCACTTCCAGGATATCCTAACGTAGTAATCGTTGGAGGATGGGGATTAAGAAACTCTGAAAGAGTAGTATTAGGACCTGCATCTGACGCATTCGTTGGAACTGACTTAATTTCAGATACTAGTAACTACCAATTATGGTATGATATTAACTCTGACACTATTAAGTATAGATTGAGAAACAAAATAGGTACTCAAATTGGTCACCCGAAATATTGGGTTTCTAACGACGTAGCTTAAGCTTAAACCGATTATTAACTAACAAAAACTTAAAATTATGGCATGTGATATAACATCAGGATTTCAACTAGGTTGTAGAGACAACATGGGTGGTCTAAAGCAACTGTATATTTTAAGCGGTTCAGTTAGTTCAGTAACAGGCGCTAGTAATGGTTTACTAACAGCCATCAGTGGATCAGGTACATTCTATTTATTTGAATTATCTAAAAACACAGGTGACTTTACAGAAACTATTAATAGTAGTATTGAAAATGGTACTGTATACTACGAGCAAGTAGTAAACGCTCCATTCCAAAAACTACAATCGTCTACTCGTAATCAGGTTAAAGTTCTAGCACAGAACCCTGACCTTAAAATTATAGTTGAAACTAATAATGGTACTGAAGATGGTGGTATAGGTAAATTCTTTTACTTAGGCCAAGAAAACGGTATGACATTATCAGGTGGAACTGGACAAACGGGGACAGCTTTTGGAGACCTAAACGGTTACACTTTAACATTTACAGGTGATGAACCATTCCCTGCAAGTGAAGTAAGTGGATCTGTATTGACAAGTGTTCTTTCGGGAATTACTGTTTCCAACTAATATAAGTGATTAAGAAATTGGGGGCGTCATGCCCCCATTTTTTTAAATCTATTTTCAATAAAAACAATATTTATTCTCGATGATTAGACTAAACTACAGTAGCAGCGGAGGAGATACTAATGCATTATTTTGTAATGTACAAATAAGTGCATCTGAGGTTTTATATTCGCTAACTAGTAGTTACGATCAATCAAAATGGGAATTATCAGGTAGTATAGTTTCTAACAAAACTCAAGGTGGAGATGGTTGGATATTAGTTTCATCAAGTAGAGACTTAGCACCAACAGCATCAGGACAATATTTTGCAGATGTATCACCATTAATTCCAACTACGCAAGATGCGATTTGGAACCAAACAGGTTTAATTTGGCAGAACGATAATAGTTCTATTTCTATATTAGATTATATTTGGAATATATTTCAAAAATATAGAACAGGTAAATCAGATGGTGGGTTTATTGATACAGAAAGAGTATGGGTAAGTGGATCTAATGATCCAAGTATCAAAGATTATGTATCAAATAATGAGAATGCTACCTTTAACACATATCAAAACTAATGGGTAAGAAATTTAACTTTAGTGCTATCAAAAGAAAAGAGGAATTCGGTCATAAAGGATATGATCGTGATTCTAATCAGTTCAGAGACGGACAAAAAGATAAGCCAAAATATATGAAATTCGGGAACGATAATCAGTATCCTGAATATTTAATCTCATTATACAATCAATCATCAATTCATGCTTCATGTATAAATGCAATTGTACAAGCAATTACAGGTGATGGTTTAGTTTGTGACAATGAAGATTATTTAAAAAGAGCTAATAGAGACGGAGAATCATGGAACGATATATTTAATAAAATCTCTTTAGACTATAAATTATTTGGGGGATATGCTTTAGAAATTATTTATTCTAGAGATAGAACTCGTATTGCAGAAGTTTATCATGTTGATTTTTCACATGTACGTGCAATGGAAAAATGTAAAGAAAAAAATAGAATACCAGGTTATTACATTTCAGCAGATTGGAAACCATCATTCGACTTTACAATAAATGACTTAGATAAGAAATTACCTTATTTACCTCCATTCAACTTAGAATGTAGAAATGAGGAACCAAAACAATTATTATACCATAATCCTTATAGACCAGGTCAGCATTATTATCCGCTACCTGATTATGTAGGTGGATCTAAAGTAATTGACTTAGATCAAGAGGTAGATAATTTCCATATATCAAACATAAAGAATGGTTTAGCACCATCTTTAGCAATTACAACATATACAAATGCTAATGATGAAGAAAGAATGGCAATTGAAAATATGTTAAGATTACAGTACGAAGGTACTTCAAATGCTGGAAATATGCTATATATGGATGTAGCAGATCCATCATTAAAACCTGACATTACTCCAATACCACAAAACGGGGCTGATGATTATTATACTACGTTAAATGACGTTGTATCTCAAAAGATACTTACGGCTCACCGTATTACGTCACCTATGCTTTTAGGTATTAAATCTAACGTAGGTCTAGGTAATAACGCTGAGGAAATTGAAACATCATACAGATTGTTTTTAAATACAGTAGTACTACCTTATCAGCAAAGTATACTTGCAGTATTAGAAGGTTTATTAGAATTTAACTATGGAGAAGTAACATTAGGTGTTGTTCAAAAGAATCCATTATTTGATTACGAACAAGTAGATGAAGAAGAAGTTGTAGTATCTCAAGATGCAGATGCTAGTGATGAAAAAGATTTAGAAGATCAAATACAAGACGAACAACCGTTAACAGAATAAAAATATGACTACTACACTTTTTATAAGCGAAGCAAAAATAAGAGCATTTAGTGATATAAATGACTCAGTTGATGATGCATTGATTGTCAATGGAATTAGAGAAGCACAAGATATAGCTATACAACCAATTATAGGTACAAAGTTATATGATGCACTAATTACTAAAGTAAATAATAGCTCATTAAGTGGTAGTTATCAAACATTAGTTGATGATTACATACAACCAGCTTTAGTTTATGCTTCATTGTATAATGTAACAGAGGCAGTTTATGTAAGAACAAGAAATAACGGATTATTAACTCCTACAGGGGGCGATAATTCAGTTAATGTAGATAGAAGTATGTATGATGCAAAGCGTCAAAGCATATTTAATAAACAACAATTTTATTCAGATCAATTATCTAGATATTTGACTGAAAATATAGCACAATATCCTGAGTTAGGGGAAAACACATTGCTTTATCAATTTGTTCCTGATTATGGTTCACAATATAGATCACCAATTGTGATGCAACGTAATACAAGAGCAGTTTATTTGAATTTAGCTAGACAAGCAGGTTTACCTATTGTAAATTCAGCTTACCCAAGTTATCCACCGCCAGGTCCAAATAAATACGAAATATAATTATGGCACAAGACATTTCAGGCTTATATATAAGTCAATCATTTCAAAACCTAGTACAAAGAAGCGCAAGCGGTGCTTTTAATGTACTTGCAACAGCTACAGGTACAGAATTTATTCCTGTATCAGCTAGTTATTCTATATCATCATCAAGAGCTGTATCTGCAAGTAGAGCAGATACTGTATTAAGTGCATCTTATGCTGCATCATCATCTAGAGCAGTGTCAGCATCTAGAGCTGATAGCGCATTAAGCTCATCATATGCTTTATCGTCTTCAAGAGCGGTATCAGCATCAAGAGCAGATAGTGCTTTAAGTGCATCATATGCCTTAAGTTCATCTTATGCTGTAACAGCTTCATTTGCAGAAAATGCTGCAACAGCAAATTTACAAGAAGTATTAACAGCAGGTAATTCAGCATCATTAGGATTCAATATTACAGGATCAAATATAATATCTGGATCATTAAGAGTTAATAAACAATTTATATCAGGTGAAAATAGTAATACAATAGGATCTGTTACATATCCAGTAGCAATTGTAGCTGGTGAAAATAATACTATTTCAGCAAATACTAATTATGGTGGTATATTTGGAGCTACTAGAGGTACTTTGGATACTGCAGATGCAGGTGTTATAGTAGGTGGATTTTTTAATGAAGTAAGAGGTCCATATAATGGAATTTTAGGAGGTACTAGAAATACAATTTTATCAGTTGGGGGTGTTACTCACTTTGGTAATGCAATTATAGGTGGTCAATATAACCAAGTACCAGCTAGTATATCAGGATCAGTAGTTTTAGGTGGTAATTCAATTACAGCATCAATATCAAATACTGTGTTTACACCAGGTTTAAATGTTAAAGGTGGAGCTACAATTAGTGGATCAGGCAATACACAAGATACAAATTTAGATGTAATAGGTAATGCAACAGTAAGAAATAATGTAGCAGGTACAAATGCAAGATTATTAATTCAAGATGATGCTCAAAATTCATATACTGATGGACCAACACTACAATTTAGTGGTTCAAATACTGGTTTAATAAAATCAGCTCCTGCAACAAATATGAGATTTGATTTTGAAAGAGATTTTATCTTTAATGTTGGTGCTGGTGGAACTGGAGCTCAATTCTCAATTGATTTAGCAAATAATCAAAGTGGTGATTTTAGAATTTCAGATGCAGGACACAGAGATGCAAGATATGAACACGAAAATCTAGTTAATACTGGTAGTATAAGATTTGCTAATACAACTGAAGATGTAGGTATTGGTTTAAGAATGGATGATAATCAGATGGCATTACAAATGTATTCTGGATCAGCATTCCATCCAATAATAAGAAGAGCTAGTGGTTCACAACAAATTAATTTATATGATTCAAGTAGAAGTACTGGTTCATCAGGACAAGTATTATCTTCAAATG